TAGGTGTAGGCTTCTTCTCTTCAAATTGTGTGCCTTCTGCAAATTGTATCTTTAATTCTTTCTTTGCCATTATTCTCTATTCATATTAGCAGTTACATCGTTAGGCTGGATAGCTGTCTGTCCTGAGTTCTTATCCATGGTCTCTTTCATAAGACCGCCCAGACTTGCCTGCTTCTCGAATTTAATCAAAATTGCTTGCTGTGCCCATAAGTCATCTTCCATATCTATTCTTTCTTTGGCGTAAGTGGGCTCAAAATTAACATTACCCATCTTTCCCCCTACTTCCGAAGTCCCATCACTAGTAGCAATACTTCTTGGAACTCCAAAGACTTGATAAAAGAAATTCTCTAAATATGAAATCCAACCAGTCCTATCCTCAGAACTTCTAGATGGATAAGGCTCTATCTTTGCCACGTCTTTAGGAAGCCCTAACATCTCGCCATTCTTAACAGCCTTCTCTATCTGAGTATTAACATAACTTATTTTTCCAGCTTTATCAGTCTCATAATAAACAATACCTAACGCCTTATCTCTATGCTTAATTATTCTCTCGTCACTTAGAGCTTCATTCCTAGCGTCGATAATAAACTTACTAGGCTCTATCTGTGAAGTCCCATGAAGTTGATCTCCTAGTCTCTTATTTGAAGAATGAATCATATCTTCTTTCTTTATTTCTCTCCATTCATCTCCATTCCAAGTATCATATCGCTTAATCATTCCCTCTCGATTAAAAACAACACGCACTCTCTCAGGAGAAATTGGAATCATATTAATAATTCTGTTATCTTTCCTCTTAACTTCAATGAAAGCATCTCCCACGATTAATTTTACAATTTCATGATTCCAAATAATCTTAGCGAAGGTATCCTTGCCCATTCCCTTAACGTGTTTAAGTTCTTGCTCTAATAATCTATCTTCAGTACTCCAACCTGCACCAAAAGCCCAGGTAGCCATCGCATTAGCAGCAGAAAATATTTCAGGAATTGTAAGATAATAGCCATAATACTTAGTTGCATTTGAGAAATACCAGAATGTCTCCTCTTGATTAGGACTTGCTGCATCAAGAGCAATAGATTCTACTATGAAATCGGGAACAGTCCCAGTCATATTCGTAGTTGTAGCTGAGGATATGTTTAGTTCGCTCATAGGTCCAATTTGAAAGGCATGTATAATTTACTTACAGTTGTGATTGTAGGAGCTGTAACAGCTGAACTAAATTGTCCTCCATCTCTTCCTAATGGGTCTTGTCCGAAGTCTGTATCTCCATTTGAGTTAGTAATTTCTATGTTTAATCTTAATATGTCTCCTTTCTTGAAATGTGTCTGTGTTAATGGAATATGAGTAATTGCCATTAGATGTCCGCCATTTCCACTAGGAAGCGTGCCAGTAATTGCAGATGAGCAAGTAGTGACTACTCCTCCTGATTCTTTCTTAATTTGACAAATCCAACTAGTTAATCCATTAGCTGTACTCTGATATATCCCTATACTTACGTAAGCAGTGCCCTTTATAGTCCTCGGAGAATTGAAAGGAGCAAGGTCATAATTAAGTGATTGACTATTTCTCTTATATACAGCCTCGCTAGGAATAGCTGCTGTTGTTAATAGACTTCCTGCTTTAGTTTGTGTTAAATAAAATATTGTAACTCCTGTCCCATCAGCAATATCTGTATAATTGTAAGAAGCAATTGCTCCCTCTCCAGGAATAGGAAAATTACTGGGGATTAATTCAGCCATCAGTCAATCTCTCCAGCTCCACCTAAAATGAAGTCTTTATATTTATTATCTTTAGTAATTTGAGAAACAATCTCTCTATATCTGGCCCAGAGAATATTCACCATAATTAAAGCTTCCTGTCTCGACGTGAATCCTGACATATCATAATTAATCACATCTACAGCCGCCAAACAAGAAACAGCTTCTCTAAGAATTTCTTTCCCTATCGTCGAAACATCTGTATAATTTGTAACCCAATCATATCTCGTATCAAGACTAATCTTTCCCTCAGCTTCTTTAATATAAACATTAGTGTAAGCCTCAGCAACAGAAGTACTAGAAGCATTAGCTCCTGCCTTCTTAGCCACATCCCCTTGACCGCATAAAGTTCCTGCTTCTACCATTATTTAGACAACCTCATACTTTCAATTTTATTTAACAATCTCTCTATAAAATCGCAAACAGCGTAAGCATCATTAGAAATAATCTTTTTCACTTTCTGTTCTTCCAGTGTTGCAGAAGTTGTGGCATATTCCTCTTTTAATATCATACTTTAATAGAGTATACTGCAAGTTTTAAATCTTTCCCTTGCATATGCCAGGCAGCCCTCATAATACTTTGTACAGGATGATTGTAATTTGATGAGATTATCAACTTAGTTCTATCTTTACTATATTCAAATTTATAAGATTTCAAACTCTCTCTAATCTCAGCATCATCCAATAATTCTATCTTTCCTCTCTCCATCAGCATTAGTAAATTAAAAATCATCTCATCTCCTAATATCTTCTTCTCTTTCTTATCTTCCCAATCTAGAGGACGTGCAGAATTATTCAATGCTATTGTCTTGAATTTTGTATCATCTTCCTTCAATAATTCAGAGAATACTCCGAATCCTAATCCTCCATCATCAATATAAATTTTCTTGAAATTGTAACGTCTTTCTAAATTAATGATTCTATCTGTAGTCTGCGTTGTATAGAGTTTAACTGTAATCTCATGCTCTACTTGCTTCATTTTTTCTTGATCTGAGTTATAATCTAGTATAGAGATTGAACCTTCATCTTCTCCCATTCCAGCTGGGTCTACTCCACAGATATATTCTTTTCCTCCGTCTATTTTGTTATCCCTTTTTAGTGTCAATGTACGCTTAATTAAGTTATCTGGAAATATCTGTCTAAGGTTCTCTGATGGGATTGCTAGATATTCCTGTGCATATTGAGCTTCTGTAAGTCTTTTCTTTTCATTAGCGAGATGTTTAAGCATTATTGTCTTTTGAGGTTCTGGTCTCTGTTCTGCGACTTCTTCAGAATTAACTCTTATGACTTCAAATTCTGGGTCTGATAATCTCTCATAGACATATCCCTCTGTGGCCCAGGCTGTCCCAAGCATCCATATGAATCCTCCTGTAGTTAAGAGCATAGGTGTAATGGCTGCATAGGCTTCCTCAGGGATTAATTGCATTTCCTCGAAGATTATCCCATCTAGTGTGTGTTGCCTAGCTCCTGAGCCGTCTATTCCCACTGGCTCTGTCCTTAAGACTGAACCATTAGTTAATTTGAATACTGTTCTTAATGGCTTATCTTTTCCCTTCTTTAACATTCTAGGATAATTCTTTTCTATTAATCTTAATGTTTTATTATATAGACCTGATGCTTGTCTTTCTACTCCTGATACAATCATTAGATGCTTGTTAGGATTGTTTAATAGGAAATCTGCTATCTTCTTAGAAACTATTTCAGATTTTCCAACTTGACGGCCACACATTAAAATAAAATTTCTATTATATTCTAACTCAATTACTTTTCTTTGGTAAGCATCCATTGAACTAAATTCCCATTTTACTGAGAACATTGTTTTCCCTCCTTCTTCATATGGTCTGCTTTACATAGAACTTCCATCTTATCAGGAGAGCATAGGAGATTCTTTCTTATTGCTGCATAGATTTCTTCCCAATTACATACTCCTTCTTTATGATGCACTTGAACTTTGAATTCTTTTCCTTTTGCTGTTGATTGTTTCTTCTTACATTCTTGGCATGTGTAGTTTTCTCTTTTCATACATTCTGCTCTTTCTTTGCTTCTAAGAAATAACATTCTTAATGCTGATTTTATCTGTGCGTTTGTTGTTTCCATTTCTTTTTTTAGGACATAGAGGAAAGAAAACTCAGAACCTCTATGTCTTTCTCTTTCTAATAATAGGTAGTATATAAAATTTTTTGTGTATAGTCTACCCCCCCACTTTCTCCCCCCCTTTAACGTCGGGATTCACTACTCAATAGTACTCCTATATACCCAGGCTGCAATTCACCCCTATCCCCTCTTGCAGCCTGGACTATCATTACTCACAACACTTGCAGCGTACGTCCCCCCCTAATCCCCCTCGATAAACACTAC